ACTATACATTACATCACACCTTCGGAGGAGTACTACGGTACTTCTAAACGCGTTCATGTATTCAATAAGGTACAAGACGCACTTGAGATACTATTGAAGATCTTACAAAATAAATAAGTTATGCTTACACCTGAACAAATCCAATCGAATTGGAATATCTTTATTTGGAACATTAGGAACTATATCTCTCCTGAGCGAGCAGATAAGTTACTTGATTTCTACCTTCAACATGAGGAACGTTTTGTTATGATGCCTGCCTCTAATAAGGCACAATATCATAACTGTTTTCCTGGTGGGTATGTAGATCATGTTAATCGTGTTGTTACTGCTGCTTTGAAGATAGACGCTGTATGGCGTGAGTTAGGTGTATTTGATACTTACACTACTGAGGAACTAGTTTTCGCTGCTATCAATCATGATCTAGGTAAATTTGGTACTCCTGAACAGGCGTCGTACATTGAACAAACTGACCAATGGAGACGAGATAAACTGAATGAAACATATATGTTCAACGATAGACTAGAATATATGTCTGTTCCTGATCGTGGTTTGTGGTTACTAAATGAAGCTGGCATATCAGTGACAAAGAATGAGTTGCTAGCTATTAAGTTACATGATGGATTGTATGATGATGCTAACAAGCCTTACCTATTATCTTTCATGCCAGAAACTAAACCTCGTACTTCAATCATTTTTATTCTACATCAGGCCGACTTATTAGCTGCTCGAGTTGAATTTGAACGTGAATGGTTACCTAAATTATTAAACAATAACAATACTAAACCAACCCCTAAACCTACAACCACTCCTAAATACCCAGCCGCTAAACAGAAGGCGCTAAGTAGCTTAGGTAAGTCAAACCCAGGTCTAGCGGATTTAATTAAAAACTTATGATACTAAGTATTATATCAATTGTAGTATGGGTATTAACCATTATTGGTTTTATTGCCTTCAATGCTATTAAAAAGATGGAACGTCAGGAAGACATTATTCGTCAACAAGCAGAAAAATTACAAGATATATATTCTGTTATTGCTGAATCAGATCGTTTAATTGTTGAAATTGATCAACGAGGGACCTTCTCATCTGATGATGAAGTTGGTTTCTTCTTTAAAACAGTTAAAGGCATTCAACAAACATTAAACGAATTTAGACCTAAGTAATAATATGAGTGTATTAATTGATGATAAGGAAGTCCAACTTACTAAGAAAGGAACTATACGCAGGCGTAAACCTAAGACAGCAAACGTTTATTTCACACAAGATACTGAAGACGCTATTATTGAGTATGTTAAAGCTACTGATATGGTTGAACGTAATAAGATCTTTAATGAACGTATTAACTATGCTTTTCATAAATTAACAGAGAATATTATTCATACATTCAAGTTCTATTATACTGAAGTAGATACTATTCCTGAGCTACAGCATGAAGTTGTTTATTTCTTACTTGAAAAACTACACTTATATAAACCAGACAAAGGTAAAGCGTTCTCATACTTTGGAACCATTGCTAAACGTTACCTTATTTTATATAACAATGCCAATTATAAGAAGCTAAAGAATAGAGCAGGTATTGATGAAATAGACAACGATAAAACCATAGTTACCGACATTATCAATAATACTGACAACTTTCGTTTACCTGACGAGGAACTCAATTTTATGGACGCTTATGTCGGCTATATCGACAAAAATTTATACTCGTTCTTCCCTAAGGAAAATGATGCTAAGATTGCTGATGCTATTATGGAATTATTTCGTAAACGTGAGAACATTGATATATTCAATAAGAAGGCGCTTTATATATACATTCGTGAAATAACTGACGCGTCTACACCACAAGTAACAAAAATTATCAAGAAATTAAAGACTCACTACAAGAGTATATATAATGAGTACCATACTCATGGGTACGTTAAGTATTAACCGAAAATTTCTATAGCTTTATATTTATATCAAATATGTAATACATGGATTTTGATAAAGTTATATTCGGTAAAAAAACGTTCTCTACGTTACTTGAGGACATTTATACCAACTCAAAGAACAAAGAAAAACAACTATCCGCGATGATAGCGCAACTTAAAGAGTTCATTAATGAACCGGGTGATGCTGTTATGATTGTTCCGTTATTAAAAGAATACTTGGAAATATCCGTTAAGAATGATGATGCCTTGATTAAAATGGCAGGTATTGTTCAACGCGCTATGACTAATAATAACACAAATGAAGAAGGATTATTGTCTGACAGAGACAAAGAATTACTATTTGAAGAAATAAGTAAAATCCAAATAGAGCCAGTTAAACAAATAGAACCTGTAAAACAACTTAACTAATGCCTCTTTTTGATATTCTAGATAAACCTACTGGAGTTGGTAATATAACTAGTCCTCTCTTAATTGGACGTGTTAAGGATATCATTATGGATGATAAACATCCTGAGTTTAAGAAGTATGGTGGTTGGGCTAGTTTAGGTTTTATTAAATTCTCTCCTGTTTATCAAACAGCTGATCCTAGCAAAACTGTATCTTTACCCTTTGCTAAACCTATTTCTTCTAACCATACTCAGTTTCCTTTATTAGAGGAAATTGTACTAGTAATTCAAGGTCCATCAACTAAATTAACTAATGATCCAAATGCTAAAGATTATTTTTATTTAAATATTTTTAACTTTTGGAACAGTGCCCACCATAATGGATTCCCTGATCTTAGAAATGCCTCTAATCTACCAGACGCTATTAGAAAAGATTATTTAACTGTAGCTGAAGGATCTATTAGAAAAATTAGAGACAATAGTTCAGATTTAAGATTAGGAAGTACTTTTAAAGAAAGAGCTAATATTAGAAACATTGTATCCTATGAGGGTGATGTTATAATGCAAGGTAGATTTGGTCAGTCAATTAGATTTGGTAGTACATCAAAAAATAAAAGTATACCTAACTTTTGGAGTGCTAATACTGAAAGTAGAGAAGGCGAACCTATTACTATAATTAGAAATGGTCAAAACAAAGCATTAGTAGGTGAAGGATGGGTCCCTATTCTTGAAGATATAAATTCAGATGGTTCATCAATTTATTTATGTAGTGGTCAAGAAATTAATATACAATTATCTTCTACCAACTTAAATTCATTTGGGGCTCAATTACAAACACCTATACAGTCTACATTACAATTGACAGATTCGCCTATTGGAGCTGAAATTCCTCTTAATGAGTCTGATAATAGTTCTCTTAGCGCTGCTCAACTGTCAGATAAAGTATTCCAAACTCCTACAACTACATCAGGTAGTGCTACTCCTTCTAACCCAGCATCTAGTGTTAATCCTAGTATAAGTGCTTTACCAACAGGATCAGTGACAGTATCTCCAACTGGTTTAGAGGCAGGTTCTAAGAATAATCCAATTGGTGAGGAAGATTTATTACCTAGTGAAATTGAAGAATTCCAATCTGATTTTCAGTACGCTGAATTAGATAAAGAAGAACAAAAAGCAATTGATGCTCCTGACTATAGTTCTAGTGGTGAATCTGAAAATAATTTAGCTAAGGATGGAGTTTATTATTATGATGTACCTAGAGAAAAACAAATTAATAGCACCGCTTGCTTTATAGCTAGTTGTACTATGATATTAAAATATTTAAAGATTAGTATATCACAAAATTATATTTTACAAAATTATAATAAGGATGGTTTATTAGATTCATCTCGTTTATTTACTAAAGAAGCTAAAAGAAGTATAAACACTAAGCCAATATCTGGTGGAAGTGCTGGATATAAACAAATAGTTGACTTTATTAAATCAACAGGAAAACCATTCATACTTTGTAAAAAGAGTATAGGTAGTAAAGGACAAAACGGAACACACTTTATTGTTGTAAAGGGATTAAATGCTAAAGGTGAAGTATTATTAAATGATCCTGCTAATAGTAAAGTAGCATCTGTAGATACTATTTTAAAAGTAAGTGATCTATTAGATGGAACAGGAACAGCTAAAGGAAGTATAAGGTTTTATAGTTAAAAATTAAACAATGTCAGGTAAGAAAAAAGCAGAAAAAACCGCAGCATCCGCCACTACCGCCGCTAATCAGGCAAGTAGTCAAGCAGATTCTCAAGCTAACTCGCAGACTAATGCTGCTATGGCTGAAGCAGATGCCGCCGCCGCTCAAGCTGGGGGTGATGTAGGTTCGCCTAATGTTGACCCTAACGCTACTAGGGGTCCAGGAGGAAGAATACTTCAATTTGAAGACTTTAGTTCTGACTATGTCCCCGCATTTCCATATTTAAGTGATCAATTAATACTAAATTCTGGCAGAGTTTTACTTAACTCTAAGTTTGATTCAACAATGTTATTTGGTAAAAGATCTATAGCATTGTCATCAGATGGTACTTTAAATTTTGATAGTCGTTTAAAATATATTGTTAATAGCCCTAGAATTGAATTAGGATTAGGTGATAAAGCGTCTGTTGCTTTAGGCGAACCATTAATAGAATATCTAGATAAATTATCAACTGGTCTTAGTGATTTAGCTAAAGAATTAGAAAAAGTATTCAACACAGGCAATAATAGTCCTTTCCAAGGTGTAAACATACAAGCAGGACGTTTAGTAAAAAAATTAGAAGAATTAAACACAATAAAAACAGATCTAAAATCTAATGTTGTGTTTGTAGGTAAAAATATTGTCACTACTGTTGCCCCATCAGTAACTGAAGAAGTACAAGAACCATCCCAATCAACCCCAGGGAATTCAGAAGGAGGTTACACTAGTAAAGGTGATCAACAAAATAGAGCAGACCAACAAGATAGAAAAGATAAATCTGATAGATTTGAAAACGCAGAAGGTAAAGGCATAGGAGCTAATGATGAACCACAACCACGTAATTTTTCTCCAGGATCAAAAGATACACTAGATAGAAATACAGGTAATCCACAACCATCACAAACTGAAGAATTATAAAAAATATTATTTATTAAAGTATGGCATTCGCTAAATTATCACAAACTATCTTTAAGGGCATTGTTGATGCTGAGGCTAACCTTAACAAAACTATTAATAAAGTATATAAAAATGTTAATGAAATTAAAGATATTGATTTATGTAATATATTAGAATATATTGCTAACCAAGTAGGAACAGCCGCTATTAGTAATAATAAAACTATTAATGATGTAAAAACATTAGCTCGTACACTTGATAATTTTATAAACACATTTGAAAAAACATATCCATTAACTACTCCATTAATTCAAGCTAAACAAATACAAGATGTAGTTAATAGTTTAAATTCAATTCCTACAATTGAATCTAATGTTATTCCTCAAGGACCTAAGATTAATAATCTATTTAAAGCCGCTGCTGATAAATTAACTCCATTTACTGATTCTAAAAATCTAACTCCTAGAAGTATCAATACTGTTATTAATCTAATTAAGAGTATTAGAGGTACTTTACAAGCAGTAGCTAGTATTGCCAGCCCAGCTGATCTATTAGGTTTATTGAATATCAAATTAGATTTAAGTAAACTACAAAAGTTTATTGACCCAGCTAAGTTAATTCCTTTTTTAACTTTATTATTAAATTTACTACGTGGTATATCTAATGTTATACAAGTCATAATTAACTTTTTACAATCAATTAAAAACATAGTTAATTTATTAAAAACTATAGTTAGTGTTATTAATGGAGTAATTTTAGCTATATATGCTGTTACTGCTGTTTTACCTACAATGTTTTTAACCGCTGGTATAGTACTAGGTTTTGAAAAAATACTTAAAACTATTCAGAAAAATATCCTAGATCCACTCACAGCAGTATTAACTGAAATTGATAATGGTCTAGCTTTAGTTATAGGTATTTTAACCTCTATACAAAACTTCTTAAGTAAGATAATATCTATTTTACTTGATATAATAAATCAACTTCAAAATTGTAGTGATTTAAGTGTGTCTAATTTATTAGTAGATTTTAGAAATACTATAGCATCTCTATTAGGAAATCTAAGAGACATTGATTCCGCTATATTTGATTTCACAGCGGGAAACACAGACCCAGGCATCAATGACGCTTTAAATCAAAGATTTAATGACTTAGGAGGAAACACAAGTGCTTCAGACGCTTTAATAAAAAATATTTTACTTAACGATAATCAGTTTAATAATCAAAATCCTGTACTTCAAATCTTACTAGACCGAAACCCAGGAAAATCCTTAAATGAAGTACTATTAGGTCAATTTGGTTTTAATAATAGTAATGCTCTATTAGATCCTGGAGCTAATGATTTAAATGGTATCAAAACTAATACTGATGGACTAGCGGGAAATGGTATAGGAGGAACTTTAACACCAACAACTATTCCTGGTGGAGGTAATGGTTTATCATTTGATAATGGTGGATATAGTCTTAATGACTTAGATAGGTTAAATAGAATAGGTTTGGGAAATCTAAATAAGAATAGTACCTTAGGACAAACCGGTGATCGTAATGTTAATAATTTAAATAATTTAAAACGTCAAGACTTACTTGATATTATTAATCGTTTACAAAGAGATAAAAGAAATCAAACAGAATTAAATAGTTTAATCCGATATTATAAAGGTTTAACTTTAAAAATAATTGTTGAGGAAATAGTAGATAATGGTATCACTTTAAAAAGACGATACGGTATTGCTTTAGATAGAAAGAGTATATTAGTCACATCTACTGACCCAACATTCGCTACTAATATTGAAGTAATATTTAATGAACTTATTTTTAGAATTAATGTAGGTAAATTAGGTGAACAAAGTGGTAGCAATCCATCAGATGTTGAAGGACAAATAAGTAATTTAGGAGCAGGTGTTGTATCACAAGCTAATAACTACAATACTCAAAATAGCGCCATGGCTGATATTAAAAATCAATTAATACAAATACCAGCATTAAAGAGTGTATTAACAACAACAACTAAGAAGTTAGCTATTAATACAACACAACGTGACAGAATTGTTAAAACATTGCTTAATATTGGATATACTAAGGCAGAAATAACAGATTTGTTAAAAAATAAAGGATATAGCATCGAGAATTTAGTATAAAATATTTATATATATGAAAAGTGCAGAATTTTTAAAAGAATTACGTAAAATTATACGTGAAGAAATAGAGATCGCGTTAGATAGTAGACTAGAAACGTTAAATGAGGTTAAACAACCAACACAAACTAAACGTGCTTCTTCAACGCTTTCTAGTATTTTACCGCCAAAAACACAACCTAAAAGGAATATTCCTGTACCTGACGTGAAAAATCCGTTATTAGCTAGTATTCTTAACGAAACTGCTATGAGTATGACAGGAGATGACTACAGAACAGTAGTTGATGCCGATGCTAGTATGGCTCCTAACTTTGCTGGTATGATGCGTAGCAGTATGCCTCAAGCAGTGCCTGTAGTTGAATCTGTAGAAGGTATGTTAGCGTCATCTGCTCCTACTTCTGATATCAATGCAGTGCAAATCAACGCTGTACCTGACTTCTCAGCTATAATGGGTAAATTTAAAGAAAACGGTAAAATATAATGGCACGTATAATTAAAAATATTAATCCATTAGATCTGAAACCTAGTACAGGTATTGGATTATCTTTACCTTTTAATGGTCCAATTGGATTCAATCTTAATTATACTACTAAGGATCAATTCCGAAATAATATACTTAACTTTTTATCTACTGCTCAAAGAGAAAGACCGTTCCAACCTAATTTTGGAGCTAATCTTAGACAATTCTTATTTGAAGCAAATGATGATTTAACTATTAGTGAAATAAAATCTTCACTACAAGATAGTTTAAATACTTACTTCCCTAATGTAGTTATAGATAACATTGATGTATTACAATCTATTGATGCTTATCTTATAAATGTAATTATAAAATATACCGTTCCGAACCTTAACTTAACCGATACTTTAACACTAGAATTTAATAATGGCAACAGTCAATAGCAATAAATCAGTAACGTATTTAAATAAAGATTTTAATACATTTAGACAAGCATTGGTAGACTTTGCTAAGACTTACTATCCTAGTACTTACAATGACTTCTCAGCAGCCTCACCAGGTACTATGCTTATTGAAATGGCATCGTATGTTGGTGACGTTTTATCTTATTATGTTGATAGCCAAATACAAGAGAACTTTTTACAATATGCTAAACAAAGAAATAATTTATATACTTTAGCTTATATGTTTGGTTATAAACCAAAAGTGACTAACGCCGCTGTTACTGATGTAGACATTTACCAAATTGTACCTGCTAAAACATCAGGCTCAGTTGTTACTCCTGATTTTGATTATTCATTAATTATACAAGAAGGAAGTCAACTTCAATCTAATGCTAACTCTGATGTTGTGTTCTATATTAAAGATAAAGTAGATTTTTCATTATCTGGTTCATATAGTCCTACATCTGCTTCAATTTATAGTGTAGACAATAATAACGTTCCTACTTTTTACCTATTGAAAAAATCAGTTGAAGCTATTTCAGGTACACCTAAATCAACTACTTTTACATTTGGTGCTCCTGCTAGTTTTCCTACAGTAATTGTAGCAGATACTAATATTATTGAGATTACAAGTGTAACAGATGATGATAGTGATACTTGGTATGAAGTACCTTATTTAGCTCAATCTACAATTTATGATGAAGTTCAAAATACAGGTGCAAACGATCCTAATTTATCTCAATATAACAATAATGTTAGTTATTTATTAAGACTAACCCAAACCAGTAAACGTTTTGTAACACGCTTTAATTCATCTAATCAGTTAGAATTACAGTTTGGAGCAGGTTTATCTACAAATGATAATAAAGAAATTGTACCTGATCAAAGTAATGTTGGTATAGGAATTTACGGTAGTAACAATAAATTAACTACTGCTTTTGATCCTTCTAACTTCTTAGTAAGTGATGCTTATGGTATTGCTCCTTCAAATACAACATTAACTGTTAATTATTTAGTTGGAGGCGGTGCTGTTTCAAATACATCAGCTAACACATTAACTGTACCAAGAAACGTGACAACTTCATTTGTTGGTACTAATTTAAATTCTACATTATCTGGCCAAGTAGAAGCATCTCTTGCCTTTACTAACCCATCAGCCGCTACAGGAGGTGGAGATGGAGATGATGTAAATGAATTAAGATTTAATACTATTTCTCAATTCCCAACACAATTGCGTGCTGTGACTAAAGATGACTACTTAATTAGAGCTTTAAGTTTACCTTCAAAGTATGGTGTTATATCTAAAGCATATGTAACTCAAGATTTACAATCAGGTGGTAATACAGATCCTTTATCATTGTCATTATACTTGTTAAGTTATAATATTAACAATCAATTAACACCAGCCTCACCTGCTCTTAAAGAAAATTTAAGAACATACCTATCACAATATAGAATGTTAAGTGATGAAGTTTTAATTAAAGACGCATTCATTATTAATATTGGTCTTGATTTTGATATTGTTGTAAGACCTAACTACGTTAATAGAACAGTGTTAGCTAATTGTATAGACGCATTAAAATCATATTTTGATATTAGTAAATGGCAAGTTAACCAACCAATTATATTAGGTGAAGTATATAGTTTATTAGATACAATTGATGGTGTACAATTAGTACAAAACGTACGTGTTAATAACTTAGTTGGTGAAGGCGCTGGTTATTCACAATATTCTTATGATATTAACGGCGCTACATTAAAAAATGTAGTATATCCATCGCTAGACCCGTCAATTTTTGAAATAAAATACCCAGATACCGACATACAAGGTAGAGTAGTTACATACTAAGAGTCCAACTAATTTATATTTATATTTAGAATACTCTTAATTATGGCCGTTTACAAAATATTTTCTGAAAAAGACGCTACGATTTACTCTGACGCACCTACTCAAAACACAGGTAGGGATGAAATATTAGACATATCTTCATTTAACTCTTTAAATATACAGGGCTTAGGTGAGAATCCACAAGCCGCTCGTGCTTTAGTACAGTTCCCATCAAGCGAAATAAATAACTTGATTAATAACAGTGTTACAGGATCATATAAAGCATATTTAAAATTATTTTTAGCTAACGGTTCTAATGTACCTACTAATTACAATGTTTATGCTTATCCTGTTTCAGGAGCATGGAACATGGGTACAGGTAGAAGAAGTGATTCACCTATTACAACTAATGGTGTAAGTTGGAGATATAGAGATAATGCTAACAGTGCTACATCTTGGCCAACATCTCCATCAACAGCAGGAGTAACAGCTTCATATGGCTCAGTAGTTGGAGGTGGTAACTGGTATACAGGTTCAGGAGGTACTAATTTAGAAGCTTCTCAATCATTCACTTATACAACTAATAAAGATTTAAGTATTGACGTCACTAACGCTGTTGCATTGTGGCGAACAGGCACTATAGTTAATAGTGGATTTATAGTTAAACAAGACACTGCTATTGAATTTAGTACATCTTCATTTTTCTCTACAGCTTATTTCTCAATGGATACTCATACTATCTATCCCCCAGAATTGGAAATTAGATGGGATGATTCAACATATAGTATTGGATCAGGTAGCACATTAACTAATAGTACCTTTGTATCATCTTTATCTAATAATAAAGGTACTTACAATATGAACTCAAAACAACGTTTTAGAGTTTACAACAGAGATCAGTTCCCTACTAGGACATTCAGTACATCTTCCGTATATTTAAATAACAAATATCTACCTACATCTTCATATTGGTCTATTGTAGACAATAAGACAAATGAGATAGTTATTGACTTTGATAATAATTACACCAAAATAAGTGCTGACATAACAAGTAACTATTTTGATGTGTATATGAATGGTTTAGAACCAGAAAGATATTATAAAATAATAATTAAATCAGTATTAAGTGATACTGAAACTGTTATTATAGATGATGAGAATTATTTTAAAATAGTTAAGTAATGGCCAATAATGTTAAATTAGCTAGGCAAGTATTTGGTAAAGGGACATATCCTAGAGTTATTGACACTAACTTTCGCCAGTTTGTTGTCCCTGCTCCTATTGATGCCCCTACTGTCTCAGTTGAAGATTTTTTTATAGCTTATGATGATCTATTTTATCAAATACCAATTGATGGTAATGTAAACTCACACAAATATTTGATTCAAAAAAGTACAGACTATGTTGGTGCTTTACAACAATCATCTGAAGTACAAGCTTTATTAGCTGAAATTAACCAATTAAGACAAGAAGTAAACGACGCTAACCAGACAATAGCAGATCTATTAGCAGCAGTATAATATGGCAGTTACAATTAAAAATATCAACGACGCTTACGTTTATCAGCTCTACAATCCACAAGATGAGAACCTGATAAAATCAGTATATATATCTCGTAATTTTGGTCAACCTGAAGATTACGTTGAGTATAATATCTTTGACTCTAAAGGTGTTTTACTTACTACAACATATGACGTAGATACTTTTAGAACAGTTGATCCTGATCCTGAAACTAACTTATATACTACAATTAAATTCGACCCTGAATTTGATGTTAAGAGTGAAGGTTTCACCACAGGTAAAGTTCAAATCACTTATAATGTATTTAGAAAATTATTTAAGAGTGGTTTACAAAACTTGTTTTGGATCAAGGATATTTCTACTGATAGAACAGAATTAAAAGTATATAGAAACGACTTATCAAATTTAGAATTACAACAGTTATTCTTTGAATTTAATACATTATTTGTTTCTAAAGCATACTACCAAGATTTTCTTTTAAACTTTGGTGATGGTATTAATCTTATTGGTATCAATGTAGCATATGTTGAAGATCCTATTCAATCTTACTTATTAATTAAGTTATACGAACCCTTACCATCTCGATTCGGTAAGAAAGATACTTTTTGGGTTGTTGATAAAATCTCTGATCCTATTACTTTTGAAGTAACTAGTACAATTGAAGAAGCACCTATTGGTACTACATTTGTACCTTTAAAAGGACCTAATTTTAATATTGATGTTAATGAGAAAGCTAGTCAAGCTACTCCTTATTTTAACTATACAGAATTATTTTCATCTCCTGTTTCATCATCTGTACAACAACTTAAGAGTTATTTAGATGTTAAAGGAGCAAATATTAATATTGATTTTTCTAATTACACTAATTTTGTTCATTTTTCATCCGCTCAAAAGCGTTTAGATAATTTTGTAACAAAGTTAAGTTTAATTGAGTCATACCAAAATGACTTAAATACTTTATCTAATCTTACTTCATCAGCTAATCAAATATTCACTACAGCGAGTGTTGTCACAACACAAACGTTGTTAGATAATATTATAACTAAGTTTGATGAATATGAATATTACTTATATTTTGAGTCTAGCTCATATGCTTGGCCTAAAATAAATTCAACTGCTCCTTACTTATTATACTCAGTGAGCAGTTCTCAAGGATCTACTTTCTATGTTAGCCAATCTGTTAGTGCGTCAACTCATGACTTAACTAATGAAAATTATTTATTTAATCTATTACCTCAATACATCAAAGATGATGCCACTAACGCAAACGTATGGACGTTTGTTTCTATGATGGGTCAACAATTTGATGAGATATGGTTATATATCAAAGCTATAACTGATAAGTACAATACTGATAATAGAACTGATTATGGTTTATCTAGTGATTTAGTTGCAGATGCTTTACAATCATTTGGTATTAAATTATACACTAATACTAGTACTAATGATGATCTATACAGCTCATACCTTGGACTAACACCATCAGGATCATTATTACCTGCTACTGGTTCAGAATTAATTACTGACTATGTTACTGGTTCTAATGAAACAATACCATCTTTTGACATTACATCTGAGATTTATAAGAGATTATATCATAATTTACCTTATTTACTTAAATCTAAGGGAACTGAGAAAGGAATTCGTGCTTTAATTAACTTATATGGTATTCCTGACTCAATACTTTCTGTAAATGAATATGGTGGAACTGATAAAACATCCACTAATCCTAATGTTTATAAGGAAAAAACAGCGTATTCTTTCTATACTTCCGGTTCTTACAACATAAAATTACCATGGGCCCCATTACTTGCCAATGATTGGGTAGGTAGTTATGTTAATAGTAACTATACCTTACCTGGCTATGTTGATGATTTAATCACACCAGACACTATTGAATTCCGTTTCAAAACTGAAGGTACACCTAATAGTACATACTATAGTCAATCTATATTCCAAGTTGGATCAGGTAGTGCTATGAAGTTTGGAGTGCAATTAAATTATAATCCTAATACAAGTACAGGTTCATATACTGAATATGGTAGTTTAAAATTGTTCTTATTTAATAATGCTACTTCATCTGTTTACACTACAAGTAGTGCTATTACACTTCCATTCTTTGATAAGGGATGGTGGAGCGTAATGATTAAACGTGAGACCGGATCTATAACAAGTAATACTGAAGACAACAGATATTGGTTATATGCTAAAAACTCATTGTATGATGGGTACGATGGTGTAAACTTAGGATTCCAAGGTTCATCTAGTATCTATATTAACAGTGCATCTTCCTCCTATAATGACTCTTGGATCAACTTCAATATTAATAGTGAGTATGTTTCTGAAGGATATGTTCTTGAAAAATATGTTGACCAAGTTGATTCATTCAATGCTTATTTAGGAGGAACAGGTAACAACAATATTATTAGTCTAAACAATACTTTATTTAATGGTTACTTCCAAGAATTTAGATATTGGGCTGAACCACTAAATGAATCAGTATTTGATATTCATGTGTTAAACCCATCATCATATGTTGGTAACACTTATAGTTCATCATATTCTACTTTAGGATTTAGACTCCCATTAAATAGTGTTTATAGTAATACAGTTGATGTTAGTCATTCTATACATCCATCTTATATTAATAATGGTTTACCTATTTCTGAATCATTCTTTGATGGTGATATTAGTTGGAGCTATGCTAGTACTATTACTAATAGTTTCAAGAAAACAAATTATTATGAAATAGTTAGTACACCTAATGCTGCTAATAGAAATGTAAGCGATAAGATTAGAATCCAATCTAATCCACTTATCTCAGGAAGTACTTTATCTTTATTTACTAGTACAGTTAAACCTACATTTGAGAAAAATCCTAACTCACATGTTGTAGAAGTTGCTTTTTCTCCATCTAATGAAGTTGATAGAGATATTATTGACCAATTAGGTTATATTAATCTAGACAATTATATAGGTGATCCTAGAGATAATAGTAAAGTATCTTACCCAGAACTAACAGACTTAAATGATTTCTACTTAAAGAAATACATTAATAGATACAATGTACAAGATTTTGTTCGTTTAATTAAATATTTTGACAACTCATTATTTAAATTAATTAAGGATTTTGTTCCTGGTAGAGCTAATGTTTCTACAGGTATTGTAGTTAAACCTACTATACTTGAAAGAAGTAAAATAGAACGCCATGAACCGGGTGTTATACCACAATATAATTCACCTTCAGGATCTATTGAGATGGAGACCATCACTGGTTCAAATGCTACAGGTAGAGAATATAATACTTCTTACACTGCTTCATTTACTACCCCATCAGGTTCTAAAACATACTTAGTTAGAAATGACAATAGAGAATTATTTAATGGTGATTTTGGTGGTACAACATTAACTGTTTATACACAATCAGCAGGAAATATTATATTTGAAAGAAATACTTTACCATCAGGATCAAGTGAAGATATAGGTAACAATTACCAATTATTACCATTCCAGCCATTACTTAATAATGTTAGTGGTAGTAGAACTACTAATAAATTTACTGTTGTTGATTACAATGGTGTGAGTACTAGACCTACTGATTTTGGTTACTTATTAAGCTGGTCATTCTCTGGTTCAACACCTGAATATGACAATAGTATTTTTAGAGCAGATGTTCAAGATAGTAACTACACAACAGCTAGAATTATTAACCCAAGATATTTAGGTTCTAAAACTACAAGCGCTAGATATAATGTTTATACTAAAGGAGATACTTCATATGGTCAGACAGCCGCTATTGATCACTATCCTGTAACATTCGCTTATTTTAATGAAGCGTACATAACAGGTTCTTCATTACCTGGTAGAACAAATGTTTACATTACATACTTAATTAACATTTTATCTGATGTAGTTGAATTGAATCGCCAAAATAAGAATTTAAATGATATTCAAAATATCTTCAAATCAGGAGACAATGTTGTTATATCATTAACAGACAACCAAAACCCAAGCAACCAAAAATTCTTGGATGGTCTTAAGAAAACATTTGCTGGAGGATTTAAATATGCCCCTATACTTTATAACCCAACAGCACCTGGTCAACCAACATTGACTTATACTTTAACTTCATCTGTATCTTACATCCCAACTTCAAGTGTATCAATTGGTATATTCCCAGCCACTAGTGCTTCAAATGAACTTTATATTGGTTCAAACCCATTAACAAGTAGTAATTTAATATTAGGAGATGATTTAGGTATAGCAGATTATAGATATCACTATATTTCTTCATCAGCTGCTAGATTAACTGATTTATTAACAGTGTTTATTAATTATGATATTGATGTTCATGTCACTGGATCTTTTGTAGCAACAAGTACTAAAACTGTGACTGAATGGTTGGGTAATCCTGTATTAACATCTCCATTAAGTGCATCTTATATATTTAATACTACATTAAGAATACCTGCTACTGTTACTGAGTACACAGGTTCACTTAGAGATCTTGTAGTAGGAGCTGTATATCCTGAACCATTTAACAGAGGAGAATTAACAATATCTGGCTCATGGAGATATACTAATGAACCTGGAAATTATGAATATACAGCGAGTTATTATAGTGGAAGTACAGCAATTCCACCATCTGCTTCTGCTATATATGATGTGACAAGTAGTGTTTATTCTAATCCTCCATCATCAGCTTCATTATTTGTACCTATTGAAACTAATTTAAACACAGTATTGACCACTCAAGTTGTTGATACACCATTATCTAAAGGTTTCTTTTTACGTGATTTGAATAATAAAGCAATTATGTCTGGTTCATTATCAATGTCATATTGGTATGGTGGGTTTACTCAAGCTAATTCATTTACATCTTCATATACTGGAGTTTCAGGATCAACACCTGTGTCATATTCATTATCAGGTTCATATGAATTAATTGAAACACCATTCCTATTAACACCAGGAGATATGATTAGATTCTATGATGTTACAACTAACACATTCCCAAGAGCATTTGAGCGTGAAGTTAAGTCTATCACAGTTCCAAGAACAGATGAGGTTGTCCGACTAGGAAGACGTATATTGGTTGAATTAAATGATGTCATACCATCGAATGCTTGCGAAGAAGCTGTTGTTCCTGGCACAACATTGGAAAATGCTCGTCTAATTAATCGATTTATTGTGTTAAAGAAACAACCTGATGAAACTAATGTGGTACTTGACTACCAAAAACAAGATGGTAGGACTTCATCAGGTATTATTATACCAGAATTCATACCACAGGAATTAAGAGATCAAGCAGGTAATATCGTTAAGGAATTAAAAGCACAAAACTTAATAACGTAAAATCCGTAACTAATATATATTTATAATAGCAATCAACAAGATTTATGGGATATTTAAATAATTCAACAGTAACCGTAGACGCTATCTTAACGAAAAAAGGTAGAGAACTGTTAGCTCGTAATAACGGGTCATTTCAAATCACGCAATTTGCATTGTCTGATGATGAGGTAGATTACACTTTGTATAATCCAAACCATCCATCAGGATCTGCTTTCTATGGCGAAGCCATTGAAGCGATGCCTGTGCTTGAAGCGTTTCCTGACGAGACACAAATCATGAAATATAAGTTAGTTACTCTACCAAGAGGTACAGCTAAATTACCAATTATTAATATTGGTTATTCAAATATTTCATTACGTCAAGGTGCTTCATTAGCAATCACTCCTCAAACATTAAACTATTTAGGAGCATCAGCTACATTTGAATCATCAGGTTATGTCGCTGTTATTGGTGATGTTAGATTAAGTTCTAACTTCACAGGTGTTGGTATCAACACAGCAGAAGCACAAGCTTTAAATTCAACTCCAACTATTGGTACTAACGTAAGTAAAACAATCGTAGGTACTACAATCAATATTACAGCAACTACTGTTAACTCATTATTTGGTTCTCAAACATCTCTTTACACTACATTAACTGTGATTGGTAGAGATTCTGGAGCTAGAATAAGCGTTCCTATTGTAGTAACTAAAGTAACAACTTAATAATAAACTATGAGCTTTGTAAGGTTTAACCCTGAAGATTTTGTAATAAGTGCTGAGTCAGTAACCGCTCCATTATGGACAGGTAACACTCCAGTATTGAATGCCTTTTTTACAGGGTCATCAGTAACATCATCATTTTATTTAGATATATATAATCTAGTCCCTGGTGCTTCTGGATCGGAAACTCAGTTTTCAATCGCATATGGTAACTACAAAGGATCAGGTTCAATATTATTTAATCCATTAGTTACTGGTAGTTCACCTACTAGAACAACTTATGGTCAATATAGAAACTTAATCTATGGTGATGAAAATTCATTCTTCAACTTTGGTACTGGTAACACAGCATCATTAGATGCATTTGTGATTAATGTTAATAGAGCTCGTTATAAAGAATCTTTAATGCCTGGTACTTTCAACTTGGTACTTTCAGGTTCTAGTTTAGGTGCTCCTGCAACATTACATTTAACAGATGATAGTAATGACTCAACAGTTATTAACTTCTGTGATGCTGGTAGAATATATAATATCGTTACTGGAAGTAACGGTTCAGCTTTAACTACAACTACATCAGTTGGCGTTTATGGTAAGTTCTTACCAGATGTAGGTTTAATTGTTTTAAACCCATCAGCATTAGCTCTTACATCATTAAATGGTGGTATGAGTTTAAATGTTAGCCAATCAAGTAATGCACCAGGCAATAATAATGAAACATTATTCAACGCTATTAAATTAGGAGCTTCATTCCAAATGAATAGCCAAGAAACAATATCATCTAACTACTTGTTTGTTAGAGTAAAGAATGGTGAATTTAACTATACAACTAACCCATCATTTATAAGTGGTAGTGGTGAATTAGTATTCCCAACTTTAGTTAATAATCCTCAAACATACATGACAACAGTTGGTATGTACAATGATAATAACGAATTGTTAGCAGTAGCTAAGATGAGTAAACCATTAGTTAAGGATTTTACTAAGGAAGCATTAATTCGAGTTAAGTTAGATTTCTAATGAATGAGTTCAGCCTTCAAAACATTAAAACAGTCGGACGTTACAATCGTTCCCTATTCCGCTAATAAACAGTGGAGTATAACAAGTGCGTCTTTAAGTGATTACAACATAACTGTTTTTCAAGGTTTAAATACTCCTGTACAAGGATATGGCGGAACTAACCCATCAGGATTAGCCGACTATGTAGGCAGTGGACCTGTATTTAATCCATCTACCTTCGCGACCACAACTAATGGTGAATATAAAGCATTAGTTTATCGTTCAATCAAACAACTATACTACCAAAATTACCTAACCAGTTCATGGTTGCAGTCATCGTCATCATATGACAATTATGATACGTCAACTGCGGGATATGGTACAGGAAATGAGGTAAAAAAATATTTCCCTACAGGATCTAACGAAACTATCCAAATATTGTCTATTCCATACAATATATTTGGAAATAATATAGTACCTGCGTCGTTTACTGTCAATAGTAGCGCGTATAACGTTGTTGATGATGGGGACGGCAACTTGTATGACTCTGATGTTTTAGTCGGTAATATCGCGTATTCTCACGGTATAGCCGTAATAACTAACCAATTATATCAAAATATTTTCACTAGTTCATTTAATTTGGCATTTAAGGGTGATACTACCATTTATAACAACGAAATACGTTGTAATATCAATGAAAATGACTTTAACATGTCATTAAACCCATCAATCATATCAGATGGTAGTGGTTCAATGTATTCATTTGCTACACAATCTTATTTTCATCCATACGCAACAACTGTTGGTTTATATAATGATACTAATGAGTTACTTGCTGTAGCTAAGCTTAGTACTCCAATTCCTATACCATCTAACACTGATATGACATTTGTTGTTAAATTTGATACATAATGATTAAATTAATAAACATATTAAAAGAGATAAAAGAAGATATTAAAATAGTCTTATATAATAAAGGGAAAGATGTAGGAGCAGATTTAGATTTTTCTGATGAAGATATTAAGAATGCTCCTAAAGTACAGATACCCCTTAGCAAGCTGGTTCGCTATGAACCCGCTATAAAGATGAAATCACCTGAATCTATTAAAATTGTTAAGCGCTTAGTTAGTAAATATAAGAGTGGCAAAACAATAGATCCAATATTAGTTCGTAAAAAAGGAAATAAATTTCAAATTTTAGATGGTCACCATAGATATACTGCAGCTAAACTCGCAGGTTTATCAAGCATAAATGCTATCATAGTCCCAGATGAAAATATCACAAAAGGTGAGTAATAATTAAAGTTTATGAATAAATGGTTGCATTACCTAGATGATGGTACACTCGCTGAGTGGCCAGAAATATTAGAACCACAATATTATGGTTTTATCTATATTATCCGAAATAAAACAAATAATAAGTTTTATATAGGTAAAAAAGCATTCTTCCACAACAAGAAGAAGAAACTCACCAAAAAAGAATTAGCTGAACAATCCGGACCAGGACGTAGGTCAACTACTAAAACCGAACAGGTAGATAGTGGATGGAAAGCATATTGGGGCAGTTCTAAAGAATTACTCGCGGATGTGAAGCAATTAGGTGAAGATCAATTTGAACGTGTTATATTACAATTCTGTGATACTAAAAAACAACAAACATATTATGAGATATATCATCAAATTGTATATGGAGTTCTACATACCGAGAATTGCTATAATGATAACATTTTAGGCAAGTTCTTCCGTAAAGATTTGGCCCCGCAGGAATAAGACGTTAACTTCTATGCATGCTAAATGCCGCATTAGTAAGTACAGTAAATAGTGTGTTGGGTAAGGGAAAAGAAACAAGTGGTAATAACTACGCGTACCATTGTCCATTCTGTCAACATCATAAGCCAAAACTAGAGGTTAATCTAGTACCTAACTCCAAAGGTGAGAACTTTTGGCATTGTTGGGTTTGCAACGCTAAAGGCAAATCCTTACTTGGTTTATTCAAGAAACTTAAGGTACCTCAAGACAAAATACTTGAGTTACGTTCTATACTCAACTACACTGATAAGAAGGATGAGGAAGAAGTAGATATTACTAAAATAGAGTTACCCAAAGAATACAAATCATTACTCAGTATACAACGTACAGATATTTCAGCTAAACATGCATTAGCATATCTTAAGAAACGAGGTATTACTAAAGAAGATATTCTCAAATATAATATTGGTTTTTGTGAGGAAGGACGTTACAAAAATATGATTGTAGTACCATCGTATAATAAAGATGGGTCTATTAATTATTTTATTGCTCGTTCATTTGAAAAAGATCCATCACGCAAGTATGATAGTCCTAAGTGTAATAAAAACGCTATTATTGGACTAGAATATTTTATTAATTGGGATATACCAGTTATACTATGTGAAGGTATATTTGATGCTATTGCTATTAAGCGTAATGTAATACCATTATTTGGTAAAACAATTCCTAAGGCATTGATGATGAAACTAGTAGAAACTAACGTTAAAACAGTTTATATAGCGTTAGATAAGGATGCTCTTAAGGATGCTTTGAAATACGCTGAGGAATTACTTAACTTGGGTAAAGACGTTTATCTGGTGGATTTAGATGATAAGGATCCATCTGAAATGGGTTTTGAGAAATTTACCTCATTAGTCCATAAAGCAGAACAACTAACATTAAGTGAATTAATATATAAAAAAATAGAACTATCATGATAGACAAAAACGCAAACATCATCAAGGATCCTAAGATTAAAAGGATTGTTGAGTACAGTGAAGACAACAAACAAATAAATGTATTAGACCAACGTTTCTATAGACGAAATGATGCTTACTACCCATCAGTATCTAGTATATTGAATTATTTTCCTAAGAATCAATTTTTCCATTCATGGTTAAAGGATGTAGGGCATAATAGTGATATTATTGCTAATAAAGCCGCCGCTGAAGGTACTCAAGTACACAACGCGGTTGAATCATTTATCAATGGTGAGGAAATTTCATGGATTGATGAGTATGGTAATGCTAAGTATTCACTAGATGTATGGAAGATGATACTTAAATTTGCTGACTTTTGGAATAGATTTAAACCAGAATTAGTGGCTGCTGAGTACCATTTATTCTCAGATGAACACAAATACGCTGGAACTGCTGACTTAATTGTTAAATTCCGTGATAAATTGTGGTTAATGGATGTTAAAACGTCAAATTCACTACATACTTCGTACGATTTACAGTTAGCTGCGTATGCTAAAGCGTGGAATGAAACACATAATGAGAAAATTGAGGAAACAGGTATTATATGGTTAAAAGCAAATACACGTGGAGAAGATAAAAAAGGCGAGAAAGTTCAAGGTAAAGGTTGGGAATTAAAACATATTAGTGACATCGATACTAATTTCAAGATATTCCAAAATATATACGAGATATATAGACTTGAAAACCCTGACGCTAAACCTGCTACTGAAACGTTACCTACAACTGTTAAATTAGCTGAGTAAATATTTATCGTCAGTTAAAAATAACAATATGCCATCTAACTATATATCATTGTCTTCATTATTAAAAGAAGAAGAATCTAATAATCTCGCTAACCCAGCGGGAATAGTATTCTATCCTGGTAACTTCAAACCACCACATAAGGGACACTATGCATCTGTTATGGAATTGGCCGCTAGAGCATACACAATCAAAATTATTGTTATTATTAGTAGTAAAACTAATGACAATATCACACCTGATGAAAGTATGGCTATTTGGGATATATTCTTAAAAGCTAACCCAAATCCAAAAATAGAAATTAGACTATCAAATAACAAAACACCAATACAAGACATATTCCAAGCATTTGATGGTGATTTGAATTTAAAAGCATATGTTGCATTGGGTGCTGGTGAGGCTGATGATGCGAGTTATATTCAAGCACTTACTAAAGCATTTGGTACTAGAGTAATGCCATTATATGTTCAAGAGAAATTTTTAGTTAATGGCGCTCCTATCTCAAGCACATATGTTAGAGAAGTTATAGTTAGACTTAATCAATACGCTGCCGCAGTTCGTTCAACACAAAGAGATACAACTGACTTTAGTAAAGCTAGAAATGGATATCTTAACACACTAGAGGAATTTAAGAATTGTTTTCCTGATGCTGTTATGCAAAAAGGATTTTTTGATGATATAATGCGTGTATTAGGTATTGATTATATTTCTGTAGATGAATTACAAGAAAATACATTTGATGTTAGTTGGTGGAAGAGAATATTAAATGAAAATGAGGAAAAAGAACAAGCAATACATAAATTTATTGACTTTGCTAGGTTAGAATTAGGATTAAAAGTACTACCTCAAATAGAATTACTTGATGATTCAAGTATGGCTAAGGATATGCGTTCATTAGGTGGTTATAATCCATCTAGTAATAAACTATTAGTTATCACTAATAATAGATTAACAGCGGATATTTTAAGAACTATCGCTCATGAATTAGTACACCGTAAACAAGATGAAGACAACCAACTTAATCCTGATTCAGGCTTAACAGGCTCACCTGAAGAAAATGAAGCTAACGCTATGGCTGGTGTGTTGTTAAGAAAGTATGGTGAACAACATGAAGAAATATATGAAAGTTTAAGTGGTGTTGGTAAGGGCAAGAATTTAGAAGATATAGCTAAGCATCATAGTGTTGATATTAATGTTATTAAACAAGAACTTAAAAAAGGTCTTAATGTAGAAATGGAACATACTAAAGATAAGAAAACAGCACTTAAAATTGCTATTGATCATTTATGGGAAGACCCAAAATATTACACTAAATTGGCTAAAGCTAAGTTATAATATGGTTGGTAAAAAGTTTCATGGTTATGATTGGATTGAAATAGCACCTAACAATTATACTTTTAATACCCCAGGTAACAAGTATATAGTTGAATTTGAAAATCAAGGTAATGATGACTACAATGTAGTATTCAAAACTGTTGATAAACTTGAAGACTCAACTAACGAAGGTGTTCAATTTAAAGTTATGGCTACTATACTAGAAATAGTTCAGCACTTTATTGCGGCTTATCCATATAAAGCACTTACCTTCAAACCCAGAGATGGGCGTCGACATAAGTTGTATAAGTTATTTATAGACAATAATTTTTCACCTAACGACTATCATTTCTATTTCAGACCCGATATAATAAAAATGGTTAAAAAATGAGTTATACAATTTATTGCGATTTAGATGGAGTATTAGTTGATTTCGCTGGTGGATATTTTAAGTTAACAGGCTTAAACATATCAAAATACCAACCAAGTACTCCTCAATTTTGGATACCTGTTGATAGAGAAGGACCAAGATGGTGGGCTACTTTGAATTGGATGAATGATGGAAAATTATTATGGGATTATATTAAAGGTTATAAACCACATATTCTATCATCTCCATCACGAAGTAATAGCTCTAGAATAGGTAAAGACGCTTGGGTGAGAATGAATTTAAAACCTGACTATAAGTCATTGTTACTATATCCAAGACATGAAAAACAAAATTTTTCTGGTGAAAATAAAATATTAATAGATGACATGGCTAATACTATTGAGGAATGGAACGCTAAAGGTGGCGTTGGCATTCACCACACATCAACAGCAGATACTATTAAACAACTTAAAGAATTAGGGTTATGAGTGTAAATGATAATACATTAAAAAAAGAATTTAGTCAACGTGATGTAAACCGTGCTAGAAACTTACTTACTAAGAAATTTGGTGACGCCACTGGCATCCAATCTGGTTATACTAAACAAGTAGTAGAACATAGTGAAGGTGAAGTATGGGAAGAAGATGGTAGAAAATGGACTATTAAAAACGGTATCAAACAAACTGTAACTAAGTTTGACGCTATTAAGAAACTATCAGTAGTACCATTACTATGTCCTAACTGTAGTAAACCCATGAAAAATAGTGACACTATACGTAAAATGTACTTTATTCATGGAATGTGTCTAGATTGTGTGATTAGGATGGAATCTAAACTGAAACTTGAGGGAAAATACAAGGAATATGAGAGTAGATTACTTAATCTTAACAAAAATGCTGAGATGGATGATATGCTAGCCATGCTAGATGATTGGGCTAATCAACGTGATGATGCGTTTATTACTGAAGCAGGTGATATTGAACAGTGGAGTGGCGGCGAAAATCGACATGAAGCTATAAAACAACTAAAAGAAAACATCAAGAAATTCAGGGATACACAGATATAACATATTCCATTATTCCATATTTATATTTATATACGAAATTTCACAAATATGGATATTAATATCTCAACGGCTCCTCAAGGCGCACCTACTGAAGTAATGGCGAACTTTGTTTCAACATTATTTCATTCTCGTACTCAAGCGCACACTTTTCATTTACAAACTAATTCATTCGCTGCTCATAAAGCACTAAACAAATACTATGATAGTATCATTGATTTAGTTGACAGTTTAATAGAATCATATCAAGGCCGTTACGGTGTATTAAAGGGATACAAAGGCATGGCTGATGTGTTGGAATATGATGAAAATGTAGTAGTTAAATACTTTGAAGCACTTTGCATGTATGTTGAGAAAAACAGACCATTGCTCCCACAAGACTCATACATCCAGAACCAAATTGATGAGCTTATAGCGTTAATTGAATCCACTAAATATAAGTTAATCTACCTACACTAATGGTTAAATTATCTACCATATTAGCGGAGTTACTATCCGAAGCGGAAAACCCAAACGTTTACAAGTTTAGAGGTATTTTAATTACTGATACTGAAAACCGCGGACAAACAGAAATATTATCTGATATACGTTCTATAGCAGGTGTTACAGTAGCAACATCTAAGGAATTGCCTACATCAGGAGATGTTACAGGTGCTAAATTCTATAAGACAGAACTTAATCTAAAGATTGACCCCCATCCATATAAAGGATTCTCAAGTCAAACACTTAAAACTATAGTTAACGATATTAAACGAATTGAAGGAGTAAGAAACTTTACTCCTATTGGTAACGTTCAATTAACAAAACCATATTAGTGATTAAGTTAACTAACATATTACAAGAAGTACTAACTGAAGTTGGTGAAATCCAAAACCCATATAAATGGAAATATGATTTTGTTGATGATGATGGTAACTACTTCTATTCATTTCGTACTCCTGAAAACAAATACACAGTTGGTATCACTTGGAATGGTAATAACACATATGAATTATTATTTAATACTGTTGAGGAAATGGGAAGAGATACTCAAGAGAATGTAGCATTACGTGTGTTGTCTACAGTATTTGAAATAGGATTAGACTTTGTCAAAAAACACCAACCAGATGATTTTATAGCTAGACCCACAGAACAAAAACGTGCTCGTGTATATAAAACATATATGGAAAAGAATTTACCTGATGGATATAAATTAGTGACAATGGCTGACACATATCATTGGATAAAAAAATAAAGTTAACCAAATGACACTACTTAAATTATTAAATGCAGTGAACACACCTGAAGCAAATACAGCTGGATTAGTAACAACATGCCTAGCGGCGCTAAATACATTCTTTCAAATGTTTAATCCTATCCTAACAGGATTATTTTACATTGCTTCTATAGGATGGCTATGTGTACAAATGTATTACAGAATCAAAGATAAAAAACGCAAAAATGACAAATAGTAAATTACGCGCTTTAGTAAAAGAAATCATTCAAGAAAAACTTAAACCCTCAATGGGCGCAGGTGAGTACATTTCTGATTTTGAAAAATCTAAAGCACCTCAATTTAGAGGTAAGTCTAAAGAGAAAAGACAAAAAATGGCTGTAGCCGCTTATTTATCTGCTAAAGACAAAAAGAAATAATGAAACTAATAGACGCTCTACTACTAGAAGGACCAATTGAATACCCAGCTGACCATCAGCCTGGTATGAGGGTGACTAAAGGTGGTTCTATGTGTGCTAACTGTGAATATTGGGTAGCAAAAGGTAACAAATGTAATAACAAATATTGGCTACAATGGAATGATGATAAAGCTGAAGTTCCATATCCCGCTGATGAATATTGCTGCAATTGGTGGCATCCAACTAATAAGTAACATGGACATAAAAAGAATTGTTGAATCATTAGCTATTGAGATTGTTGAGAGTAAACTTTGCCCTCGTGGTAAAGCATATCTTGCAGCTCGTAAAGCCGCTGGTGAGAAATCATCTGCTTATCTATCTGGTCGTGCCGTTAAAGTATGTAAGGGTAGTATTAAGTTTAAAGGTAAAAAACAAAAAACTTGGAAGGAAGAAATTGAGAATGAGTCATTAAAGAATTGGTTTGATAAAGAAAAGTGGGTTAGAATTGACACTCAAGGAAATATAGCTGGTGATTGTGGTTCAATGCCTAAAGGTAAACCAACACAACGTTGTTTACCTAAAGCTAAAGCTCAAAGTTTAACTAAAGCTGAGCGTGCCGCTACTACTCGTAAAAAAATAGCTGGGTCTAAACAAGGAAAACAATTTGTACCTAACACTAAAAAAGCAAAAGTTAAATTTAATAAATAAAAACTATGAAAACACCAGAATCAAATATTAATGAAATAGATGAATATGATGTTGAAAACGCAGATGATATTAAAGAGTTTGTTCAATTCATAAGAGAATACGTTAAACAATTAGATGAGTCTGATATAACAGAAGCTGAATACCGTGGTCGTAAAGTAGCGTTAGGTAAACCAATGCAAGGTGATGTTAAGAAGTTTAAAGTATATGTTAAAAATCCTGCTGGCAAAGTAGTTAAAGTTAATTTCGGCGCTAAAGGAATGAATATAAAGAAAAATAATCCTAAACGTCGTGCTGCATTTAGAGCTAGACATAATTGTAAAAACCCAGGACCACGTACTAAAGCTAGATATTGGTCTTGTAGAAAATGGTAATATGAACGAGTTATTAGATATATTAAATGAAACAGATCCTAAAGTAGGTACAGGAAAAAAACCTAAAGGATCAGGCCGTCGTTTATATACTGATGAAAATCCAAAAGATACTGTAAGTATTAAATTTAAAACAACTCAAGATATAAAAGATACTTTATCAAAATCATCATTTAAGTCTAAACCACATGCTCGTAAATCACAAATTATTAATGTAATTCATCAACGTGTAAGAGCAGCATATAGTAAAGCTAAAGATCCTGATGTAAAATCTCGTTTAAAACGTGCTTTAGACTATATTGAAAAACGTAGAGAAGCATCTAAAGCAAAAACACAACGTTTAAATAAAATGAAAGAAAATATTGATCCATCTGAGGCGTACAGCAATGTTGGCTCTGTTCAAACATTAGTTAATGGTAAAAGAAAAGTAGCTATGATTGCTTTAAGAGGACAATCTGATGCTGCTGAAACTATTAAAATAATTAATGATAACGGACTTAAAAAAATAGGTATAGACCAAAGACCAGGGGCTGAAGTATATGTAGTGTATGTTCCTGGAGCTGAAGCAGATGCTAAAGAATTTACTAATATAATTAATAGATACGGTGGGTATGCTTCTTCTAAAGCATCATATGAAGATACTAAACGTATGGGTGAATTATTGGGTTATAAGAAATCAACTATAGATGCTTTCCTTGTTAAGAATTACAATGATGATAAATCATTAAAAGAAAATATAACAGAAATGAATTGGAAACAAGCATTAGCTGGAGCCGGAATTACTTTAATGTCATTAGGTACTCCTAAAACAGGACAAGCGCAAAATTTTCAAGGACTAAAAGATAAGGTTAAGCAAGGTGTATCTTTTGTTCAAAGTAAAATACAAAAGAAACAAGACGAGCCAAAAACTGTAATGATACCTGGCAAACGAACTCAAGATAGAGATTTAGAAAAAATAAGAAAAGAATGGAGTGGGTATAATAGTGATTCTACTACATCTAAAGCGTTTGGTGAAGCTGTTGGACAAACAGAATCAGCAGCAAGAATGGCAGCTCGTGCAAATGCTAGAACTCAAATTTTTAAAAAAATGAAAACAGACCAAGCTAGTTTTGGTAGTTTTATAGTAGATGAAGCTATGTGGCAATTGCCAAATGGTAATTACCAAGCTATGGTGGTTATGGATAAAAATTAAACCATTTATATAAAATAATATGAACTTAAATAAATTAAAAGGACACATACCTGACAAAGTAATTGAACAAATTCCAGGAGTAATGGAAAAGTTCCAAATCAATACCCCATTACGTTTAGCTCATTTTTTAGCTCAATGTGGACATGAAAGTGGTGGATTTAGATTAACAAAAGAGAATTTAAATTATTCAGCAAAAGGATTAAATGGTATTTTTAAAAAATATTTTCCTACATTAGAATCAGCTTTGCCTTATGAAAGAAAACCTGAAAAAATTGCTAATAAAGTGTATGGTGGTAGAATGGGTAACGGTCCTGAATCTACTGGTGATGGAGCTAAGTACTGTGGTCGTGGCTATATCCAATTAACAGGTAAAGATAACTACACAGCATTTGGTAAATCAATAAACGAAGACATAGCTGCTAACCCAACAGTAGTTGCAGACAAATACGCTTTATTATCAGCGGCTTGGTTCTTTAATAAGAACAAATTACATATAATGGCTGATGGTGGTGCTACAGATGCTGTAGTAACTTCAATTACTAAGCGTGTGAATGGAGGAACTATCGGTTTAGCTGATCGTATTAAACATTTTAAAGAATATCATAATTTATTATCGTAATGATTAAACTATCCAAAATATTAGAATCAATGGATCCTGTAGGACAAGAAGATTCTGACATCAACAATGATGGAAAAGTAGATAAAACAGACAAATATCTTCTTAAGCGTCGTAAAGCAATTAGCAAAGCTACAACTAACGAAGGTGGAGATGTTTTAGGTCAACCATCATCTGACCATGAAGCTACAATGGCTAAAGGTGAATTAAGAGATATGCTTATGAATGGAGCTAAAGCATACAGAATGATACAACCAGGAACTGAACTTCCAGGTTGGATATCAGCTTACATTACATTAGCTTCAGACTACATACACAGTGTAACTGAGTATATGACTGAAAAAAACAATGAAGAAACATACTAATGGAACAAACTAAAAAAGACATATTGCGTAATGCAATAATACAAAAAGTTCAAGAGCGTATCAAAGGACATGATGTAGATCTTATGGAGGTTGATGAGGAAACTCCTGAAGAAACACCTGTAGACACACCTGAAGAAACACCTGTAGATACTCCTGAAGAGACACCTATTGAAGAACCAAAAGATGAACCTATCACTTTTGAGTCTAATCCATTGGAATATATTTTACAGACATACCCTTCACTTAATCGTACTATTGAGGATTTAATGACTCCTGACTTTAGAAATTACGTTACAGGTATCTATATTATAGCGCCTAAACCAACTACTTTTAAAGTTGTACTTCATAATAACCAATCCTTCTATATGAAGTTTATGGGTAAAACATATGAGATAAAAGCAGGAGGTAGACGTTATTACTTACTTAATTTAGGTGAGTTTGAGAACGCGGTTGAGAAAATTGCTACTCTATTATCTATAGGCTCTCCTAAACCTATTGAAGCAGTAGGAACAGAAACATCAGCTGAAGCTCCTGCTCCTGAAACACCTATAGGAGGTGAAACAGCACCTGAAGCAGCTCCTGAAACACCAGCGCCTGGTGAAGGTGAAGGTGAACCAGGTAGTTTAGCATTACCAGGTGAGGAAGAGGCTCCGTTGGCTGAGCAAAAGAGAAGACGTAGTGTTATTAAAGAAATTAAACAAAGAATTATAAACAAGGTTATGAAACAAAAAACAAACGAAGCGGTATCTGCCGCTCATATCAAAGATGGAGATACATTTACTGTAGCAAGTGGAATGGGTAATTTTTCTAAAGGAGATAAAGTTACTGTCACTAAAATTGAAGCGTACGGAAATGATATTCGAATCTACATGACTAGTGATAGTGGAGTCAAGGATTTCATTATAGTAGACAAGAACGATGACTCAATCGATCTTGACATAGATTAAATAAACAAGCTTGGCTGCCCAAATAAGGGCAGCTATTTTCATGTTAACCAATATATCGTTATGATAGAAAACAAGAAGAAAAGACTATTCTTTGACATAGAGACTAGTCCAAACATCGGATTCTTTTGGTCTGCAGGGTACAAATTAAATGTACCATACAGCAATATTATCAAAGAAAGAGCCATTATCTGTATCTGCTATAAATGGGCAGGTGAAGATAAGGTTTATTCATTAACTTGGGATAACAACCAAGACGACAAAAAAATGTTAGAAAAATTCATAAGCATCGCAAACGAAGCATCTGAATTAGTGGGTCATAATGGAGATAAATTTGATTTACCTTGGATTAGGACACGTTGCCTATTCCATCGTATACCTGTTTTCCCAACATACACTACAATTGACACTTTAAAACACTCACGCTCTAAATTTAGATTCAATTCGAATCGTTTAGACTATATCGCTCAGTATTTGAAGGTAGGTGAAAAATTAGAGACTGGTGGTTTCGACTTATGGAAAGAAATTGTCTTAAATAAGGATAAGGAATCATTAGAGAAAATGGTAACATATTGTAAAAATGATGTTACTATACTTGAAAAAGTACACGATCAATTATCTAACTATGTTCCCCATAAAACACATTATGGTGTAGCAAATGGTGGTGAAAAGTATTCATGTCCTGAATGTGGATCTGAAGATTTACGTTTCTCACAAAAACGCTATACTGCAACTGGTACACCACGTATTCAATTACAATGTAATGAGTGTCATAAGTATCATACTGTTTCTAACAGAGTTTATGAAGCTAAAACCGCTAAGGAAGCGAAAGTAGAAGAATAATATTTATCAATATGGCAAGCGACAAAATTAAAAGACAAATAGTAAAAAGTATCATTAAGGAAATACTTAGTGAAGAAGAAGAAGCACCTGCTTCAACTCCCACTAGTGGACCAACTAAATTACCATTGGATGATATCATTCAGTTAATTAAGGATACTAAAGGTGCATTTTTCACTGTTAAGTTTATTAAGAAAGATGGTACTGAACGCACCATGAACTGTCGCTTGGGAGTTAAAAAATATCTACATGGTGGTGAATTGCCGTACGATCCAGTAGCTAAAGGTTTATTGCCTGTATGGGATCCGATCGCCGCTAAAACGTCCGACGGTTATCGTATAATCAACACTAAAACGATTTTATTCGCTAAAATTGGCGGTAAAGAATACGAACCAGCATAATTACCATATTCAAAAATTAACGTTAAATAATGCGTCTTACTAACAATAAGGCGCATTTTTATTACATATTTATAATATATTACTACCAATGACGCGATTATCCAATATATTACAAGAAGTTTTGCTAAGAGAATACACAGAAAAGACAATAAATGATACTATTGCTAGATGGGGTATTGATTCTAATGATAAAGCCGCTGTTAATGCTGCTCGTCAATTAATTCAACAATTTGATCAAAAGAAATCATCATTAGCACAGAAACTAGACATAATTGTACTACCAGATGATTTAAAACAAAATAATAATTATCTTAACATTGATAAGTATTCTTACAATGATATGGTAAACTTACTTAAGTCTTTACCTCAAAACGAGGAGAAAATTAAGAAAGAAGCCATTAAGAAATTTGTTGATAAAGAGCAAATAGACAAAACTACAGCTCAATCATACGTGGCTCGCTTCATGAATAAGAAGAAAGATTTAAAGTATGCTGTTGAGAATGGTACTGAAGATGAAAGATTCACTAAGGAGGAAGTTAAGAAATTTATACCTGCTCGTTTGTTAGCTAATGATTTATATTTAGATCCTCGTAATTACAGATGGCAAAGTTTAGAGCAAATGCTAGATGCTTTATTTCCAACACAAATTAAAGTTGGAGAGGAAGGTGAAAACTTAGCTGAAACTGACGCTGATAAGATATATAGTAAAGGAGATATTGAGGTTTATAAGTGTGATGAAGTACATAAGTGTATTCAATACAATCCTACAGTAGCATCAACTAACAGAAAAAAATATGGTTGGTGTGTCGCACAACCCGGAAATACTAACTACGATTATTATCGATTCAAAGAAGAAGCACCTACATTTTATTTTATTTTTGATCGTAGTAAAACATCAGCTCCTGAACATTCTTATTTTGATGATCCGTACCATGCAATCGCTTTGCAAGCTAATGCTGATGGTAAATCATATGTAGTCACTAATGCTGATAATGCTGGAGATAATAAAGCCGCTAGTTGGGATGATATATCTAAAATTGTTCCTGCTGACACTTGGGCTAAAATTAAAAACTTAAAAGAATTATTCAAACCAGTAGCGTTATCAGGTAGTGAACGTGCTAGAAAGTTTGCTCAAGGTAAAAATTTATCTGTTGATGAATTTAAGGAATTAACTCAAGATGAGAAAATAATGTATGTTCAAGCTAAAGCAATGAAAAACGCTTTGAAACAAGACATACTAAGCATATTACCTAAATATAAGATTTCACTTGAAGGTAGAACTACTACTTTAGCTAATATTGCTATTGATAGTGGTCAAAAATTCACTTACGCTGACTTAAAAGATTATCCATCATTAGCTAGTCGTTATGCTATATATCGTTTTAGACATACAGACTATAGTAAAACACCTATACCATTACCTTTCATTCAGTATCTAGATGAGCCTGCTAAGGAAAAGTATATGGATGCTTATGATAATGTTTTATCTCTTGAGTTAGTAGAAAAATATTTTGGAGAAAAATCATCTAAGGAGTTTGTTAAGAAACATCTTAAAGAATTAGATTACTTACCTCCATCTGCTATCAAGTACATTGATAATGATAAATTAAAAAATTTATTTTCAATATATAGTAAGTTATTTGTTAACTGGAAATTTGGAGAAAATCTTAATCCTGATGAAGAGAAAATGGCTACATTTTTTGATTCACCAAACCAAGATGTAGATCCTGCTCCTATTTTAGCTAAACAGTGGCTTACATTATCACCACAAGAAAGAAAAACATTACTTGATCTAGCTAATAAGGTGAATGGGGATCAAAAATACTTAACAATGCTTTACGCATTACCATTCTTTATCCAATCAGGAGGAAACTATTATACTCTACTACCAGTAGAAGAAACTGAAGGACGTTACACAAATTGGGTATTATTAGATAGTAATGGTAAAGTAGTAGAATCAAATATTGATGGTGATGAATCATTCATTAATGATGAAAGTATAAGTGGAGGATATTTCTCAGACAATGAATCACCTAAACGTGTTTATAGCGCTAAAGAAGTAACACTTAATGGCTCACCTGCCTCTAGTGTGTTAAAAGAAGAAGCGGATAGGTTAAAACAATTAGCTAATATCAAGAATGATTAAACTAACAGAAATATTAAACGAGTACAAAGTAAACAAACCTACTACTTACAAGTATAAGGTAGGTGAAATTGTACGTGAATTATATGGTGATGAAGAATCATGTAAAATATTAGATAGAAGACCTAATTGGGAAGCGGTAATATCAAATCCCACTAATCGGGAATATATATTTCAACATCCATATGAAGATGATAATACAATAAATGAACCTTGGTATTTGATTCAATGGTTAGAGCATAATAAAGATGCTAGTCCAACATGGTGGACAGAAGAAGAATTACAACCATATAACAATATTGA